AGAGCTAGGCTTGCAGGTCAAAGACCAACACCTGAATAAGTATTATGATGCAGGTCTGCCTAGTTATACCCTCGTGTATAATGACACAGTTTACTTTGGTCATACCAAAGAGGAGGTAGTGGAGAAAGTACTGAAAGAAATGAAAGGAGAAACTAATGAAAGGAACAAAAGATGATTTACTTATGATGATAAATGTTTATCTTACAACTATGGCAGCTTCAGATATTAAAGAAGCTTATATATTTGATTTTATATTAGAGACTATTGAAAAATTTAAGGAGGAGCTAGACCTATGATAAATGTGGTTAACAAATTCGTCCAAGCTTGGACAAGTTCCACAGGTTCTTATTGCCTGCGTGTGTTGATCTCTCTGTCCATGTTACTCAATGTGGTGACAGGTGGCAGGGTACATCAACCATTCAGTGCAAGGAACTGGCAGTGGAAGAAAGATAAAAAGCATAACCTTGTTTCTATAATTGACCTATGCTATGGTGAGGATCACTGTATGTACAGTTGGATAAGATGGAACGCAAGACAGGAGATAGCGAATGAACTCAGCAGAAATACCTAACGACCCATGCGATGATTGGTCAGATCATATCTTGACATTAACATCACGTTATGCTATAACTATATAACTAACTATCAGTTGCAACCCAAATAAAAAGGAGATTACAAATGCCATTTGATATAACAACAACTAACTTTAACGTACCTGAGAACTTTGACTTTGAGGTAGAGTATGAAGCATCTAAAGTACCTGACAAGAAGTACGTCAAGGTTAAAGGTACAGACACATACCTTAACGTGGTGGGCAATGGCTTTACCACTACGTCACACACAAACTTTGCTCACACTGTATGGAATACCATGCAGGACAAGCTATCTGTTGATGAGCTAGAAGGCATGACTATTGATTGGAAGTCTGCTCGTAATGATGGGTACATGATGATGGATATCACATTACCTAGCGTAAGCTATGACATCTACACAGATAAGCATAGCGAGAAGATTGGACAGCGTATCATAGGTCTGCATGGAGTTGATGGTCTGTGTTCTAACATTGTGGTGTATGGACAGATATCATTCTTCTGCACAAACAAGATGGTACGAGGTGAGCATGACATAGTGAAGCGAAAGAACACATCTAACTTCTGCATAGATGGCTTTGGCAGACAGCTAGAGCAGGCATCTACAGACTTCTATGACCAAGCGAATACACTACAACAGTGGGCGAACACATCCACAGTTAGCGTAGATGTTAAAGCTCTGTTTGAGAAGATTATGTCTGACAAACAGGCAGAGAAGATGTACTCACTCTATGGTGCAGAGGTAAGCACACGAGGTGCTAATGCATACAGCATCTACAGTGCCTTCACTAACTATGCAAGCTATGCCGATGAGCGTAATGGCTTTAAGCTACGTAACACAGGCAAAGATACTGAAGCAGTATCCATGTGGAACAGAGAGCTTGATGTTACCAAGTGGGTAAAGTCCAAGCAGTTTCAAGACTTGGTGGCAGTATGAGTAAATTTTTACTAAGAGAGGCTAGGGATGAGTTCTATTGGGATGATTGGAAAGGTGATGTTCACGAGATAGTAGTAGAAACTATAGCGTTTAAGACCGAAGAAGAGGCTTTAAATTATCTTAACAACGAAATAGGATTTGACAAAAGCTCCAAAGAGCCAAGACCAAATTTTGATAGCGTAAAAAAATTCTGTGATGAGTTTTGGAATTTCACATTTTATGAAAGGAAATATTAGCAATGTCACTACCTCGTTTTACACAGAAGCGTATGGATAGCTATAGGTTCAATCCACCACAGAAGTTTGTGGATCAGGGCATTGTGTCACGTTGTGAGCTAGGCAAAGACCTAGCCACAGCCAAACGCAAGGCATCTAATCTTAATAGGATCATAGATACATGGCGAAAGGATCAGGAGGATAGCAATGAGATACGTAGTACAAGTACTGTCAACCAAATCGTCAGAGCATACACAGAGTCATGGGATTTTGCACAGTTACGTGACAAGACACAGACAGACTACCGATACTTCATGCGTCAGCTATCTGAGGACATAGGCAATAGGAAGTACAAGTCTGTGACTTTGAAAGATGCGAAGCAGATATATAACAGATGGTTGAACAGAGGAATAACCTTTGCCAACCATGCCTGTAGTGTAAGCTCACGCTTATTCACATATGCAGTGCAGTTTGATGATGCTCCCTTCAATCCTTTCAGTCAAGTAACACGCAAGTCACCTGTACAACGTAAGGTAGTATGGACTAGGACTGACGTTACCAAGTTTCTTGACACAGCTTACGCTGAGTTTGACACTAGGAACATAGGACTGATAGTTCAGATGGCTTATGAATGGGTGCAAAGGCTAGGTGATATGCGTCTATTAGAGTGGACAAGTATCAAGGATAGGCAGGTTCACATCAAACAATCTAAGCGTAGAGCAGAGGTATTTTTACCCATATCAGAGGAGCTATTTGACATGTTAGAACAACAACGAAAAGACTTTGGCTTTCAGAGGTACATATGCCCTCAAATAAAGCCTGTACAGGGGGAGTTCATACCCTATTCTTTGTTCGGACTATCTAAAAAAGGAAGGAGTGTCATGCGTAAAGCAGGGCTGTCTGATGAGCTACGATTAATGGACATTCGGAGGACAGGAACAACCGAAATGGTGGACGCAGGTGTGTCACTTGGGCAGATCATGTCAGTGACAGGTCATACTAATCCAAGTTCGGTTAAACCTTACATGAAAAATACTTTTACGAGTGCAAATAATGCCTTGACAACTCGTGATGCCCATGTTAAAAGTGTGTATAATGGTTAATATCAATACACTTATAAATGATCTACAGTTACGTGATGGTGAAACTAAACGCATGACTTGTCCTATGTGTAAGAGTAAGGATAAGACATTCACTATCACTAACAACATGGGTCAGATACTTTGGAATTGTTACAAGGTATCTTGCTCACTCTCAGGAGGTAAGAGAGTACACCTTACAAGTGAGGACATTCGCAAGTCTCTTGGATCATTTGCTGAAGAGATAATTGAAGTGCCTTTTACTTTACCTGAGTATATAGTGCCTCATAATAATGATGAGGTTGTATTAGAATTTGCAAATACCTATGGTCTGGATATAGAAACTACTGAGTTGATGTATGATGTAAAGGATCATAGGGTTGTGTTCCCTATCGTACACAAGGGTAAGATTGTTGACGCTACAGGACGTAGCCTTGATAAAAGATTACCTAAATGGAAACGATATGGAAAAAGTGACTTGCCTTATGCTCATGGATATGGTAAAGTCGCAGTAGTTGTAGAGGATTGCGTGAGTGCCGCAGTGGTTGGAACAGTTAGCGATGTGCATGTTGGGGTTGCTGTGTTGGGTACGTCACTATCAGAATCACACAAGCGATACTTATCGCAGTTCTCTACGGCAGTAGTTGCGCTAGACCCTGACGCATTACCCAAGACACTAGCGTTTGTACGAGAACTAAAGACTCATGTGCCTGATGTAAGAGCATTACGTTTGACAGATGATTTAAAATACAGAAACCCCCAAGACTTAGATAGTCTTACCAACATAGGAGTATAATATGGAATTATCATTAATACGTAGTCTAATGGACAAGGAGTTCTACGAAGAGCATCGTGGTGCTAGATGTCCTGATAGACTATTCACAAAAGATGTCCGAAAGATTAAGCAGTCTATTGATCTTGCTATGGACAGATATGAAAGGACTGTCACACCTGATGAGATAGAAGCTCTCTTCATGTCAGGCAATCCCACACTAACAACAGCACAGAAGCAGGCATACTCAGATCTGTTTCGTAAGATTAAAACTGAAACACCTATGGGTAGTGACGTAGCACAGGAAGTGTTATCCAAACTATTCCAACAGGTAATTGGTGAGGACATAGCGAACTTAGGATTTGACTATGTAAATGGTACACAGACTAGCCTTGAGCCGTTGCGTAACTTACTTGAGTCCTACTCAGATGACTTCACTCCTGATCTCAAGGTTGAGTGGGATGACATGTCTATGGAAACCCTGCTTGCCAAGAACAAGATGGAAGCACGATGGGCTTTCAATATACCTTCCCTTACTCGTGTGCTTGAAGGTGTGAATGAGGGTCACTTGGTTGAGGTAGGTGCTAGACCTAACACAGGTAAGACATCTTTCCATGCAAGTCTTATTGCAGGTCCAAATGGATTTGCTAGGCAGGGTGCTAACTGCATTGTCTTGTGTAACGAAGAAGCATCACACAGAGTTGGTGCTAGGTATCTTACTGCAGCATCAGGTATGTCTGTTCAAGACATCAAAGTTAACCCAAAGAAAGCTAGAGAATTATACGATCCTGTACATCAGAACATCAAGGTACGTGATGTGACAGGCAGAGATATGTCTTGGGTTGAGTCAATCTGTAAGTCATATAAGCCTGACATTGTGGTGTTAGATATGGGTGACAAGTTTGCCAAGACAGGTGGCTTTGCTCGACAGGACGAGGCACTCAAGGCTAACGCAGTCCATGCTCGTATGATTGCAAAGCAACACAACTGTGCTATCTTCTACATGTCACAGCTATCTGCTGAAGCAGAGGGCAAGGTTATACTTAACCAAGCCATGATGGAGGGCAGTCGTACAGGTAAAGCTGCTGAAGCAGATCTTATGATCCTGCTTGCAAAGAACCCTGCTACCAATAACAATGGAGAAGATGAAGATCCACAGAGACATATTAATATTGTAAAAAACAAACTGTCAGGCTATCACGGTATAATCACATGTAATCTTGACTACAAAACAGCGAGGTACACAGCATGAGAGGTAAAAGAAATTATGTAGTAAGGGATGACGTTCCTTTATTACAAAAGTATTTGTCTGTAAAAAAGTGTAATAGGTGTGCTAAAGTTTTAGTAGTACCTGATACATGGTGCGTGGGCAATGAGAAAAAAAGAAATTATATATGTAAAGTATGCGACACTGTTAAAGGTGCAGAAAATAGATTAAAAAGACTGGCTCGTAATATAGGTAGCAGAGCTTTACGAGAGTACAACAAGGCAAAGGATGGCTACGTATATATTATATCTAACCCTGCATGGAAGGGTTGGTATAAGGTTGGCATGGCTATGGATGCAGAGGATAGGCTCAAGAGCTATCAAACATCAAGCCCTCGTAGAGATTACAAGCTAGAATACAGTCGTTACTTTTCCGACAGAAGACGAGCAGAAGAGGAGACACATAACACATTAGATGATTTTTCTCTTGACAGGAATGGGGAATGGTTTAAACTAGACTTGACTTCTATACAAAAAACTATTGGAGATATACCAAATGAAACTAACACTTGACATAGAGAACACTGTCACCAAGCGTGATGGTAAGATGCACCTAGATCCATTTGAAGCCACCAACGAGCTTGTAATGGTGGGCATGTTATCGGATATAGGTGAGAAAGCTATCATCACATTCAATCACAATGAGGTTGATCCTTGGAAGGACGGACACAAGGTGGTACAAGATTGGTTGGATAGATCAACAATACTTATAATGCATAATGCAGCATACGATTTGATGTGGCTGTGGGAGAGTGGATTTACCTATGATGGTCCTGTGTTTGACACTATGCTAGGTGAGTATGTTTTACAGCGTGGGTTGAAAGAACCCCTATCCCTTGAGGCATGTGCTGAGAGATATAACCTAGACACTAAGAAGCAGGACACACTCAAGGAGTATTTCAGTAAGGGTTACTCTACTGCTGACATTCCTCACAAAGAGTTGTCAGACTACTTGACTGCTGATCTACATGCAACACAACAGTTATCCGATAGGATATATAAAAGATTATTACTAGAAGATAATAGCTTACGTGACACAGTTGACCTAACCAATCAGGTAGTTGTATGCCTAGCACGTATCTATCAGCGTGGGTTCAAGGTTGATTTGTCCAAGCTTGGACAAGTTAAGGATGAGTTTGAAAGGGAGAGACAACAGCTAGTGTCTGACCTTAACAAGCAGGTAAGGGAACTAATGGGAGATATGCCTATCAATCTTAACAGTCCTGAACAGCTTTCGTGGATTATATATAGTCGTAAGCCAAAGGACAAAACTGTATGGGCAAATACATTTGATCCTTACATGGCTAATGATTCGTATAAGGACTGTGTTAAGGAGCAGTCGCAGGTTCTTCTTAAACAGAAGGCCCATCAGTGTACTGCCTGTAAGGGAACAGGCTCAGTTAGAAAGGTAAAGAAAGATGGAACACTATTTGCTAGATCAAACAAATGTAATGACTGTACTGGTATTGGGTATATCTTTACCCCTACTAGTAATGTTGTTGCAGGGTTAAAGTTTAATGCGCCAAATGCTAAATGGGTTAGTGCTAATGGTTTTAGCACAAACAAAACAAACCTATTGTATCTTGAAGGGATTGCTCGTGCTAGGAATATGGATGGTGCTGTTGCTTTTCTTAGTAGGGTGCAAAGGCTCTCAGCCATTGACACATACCTGTCCTCATTTGTGGAAGGAATCAGAACACACACCAAATGTGACAATCGCTTGCACGTTAGACTTTTACAGCACAGAACTTCTACAGGTAGGTTAAGTGGTGCTGATCCTAACATGCAGAACATGCCTAGAGGTGGTACATTCCCTGT